CACCAATCGAAACAAGCCACGGCTGCTGGAAGTAGGCGCCGACAACGGCAAGCACGACACCGCCAATAACACGCAACGCGCCGCCGGCCCCGGCCACAACCGGGACAATCTTCATGACCGCCTTCTCGTGCAGGTTCATGCGCAGGTCTTCCTCGCCGATATCGCGAGTGTCGATGATGACGTTATAGCCATTGGGGTGGCCAACCAGCGCAGCTTCGAAGTCACTGAAGTTTGCCCGAAGAGCACGAATCGCCTCAGCGGGCGATTTCACATCCAACGTGAATGACTTGCCAAATTTCTTGGCAAGGTGACCATAAAGTTTAATTGTCTGCACTATCGATTCCCTTGTACCGGACCACTTTGACCGTTGATTTCTTCCAGAAGCCCCCGTAAACATCGCGACTGGACAAGCGACCCATGCAATGCTGCACCATTGTACCGTCACCAAGGTAGATCGCCGCGTGATTGGGTACCGGCGACATCAACTGCATGAGAAAGATATCGTTCTTTTGAACATCGTCTGCATCGATCTCGACAAAACCAGCCTTCTTGAAGTTGTCCAAGTAGAGGTTGTCGCCCTTGTCCCACCACTCAACGCGACGTTCGAAGTCGGGCAGGTCGATGTTCAGCGCCTGCTTGTAGTAGTCACGGACAAGCGAGTAGCAATCTGAAACGGCATGGCAGAACTCGCGCCCAATCAGGGGCTGCTTGAACCCTGTCGGGACGAATTCGCACACCGTGTCGCCGGGGCAATTGACGATGACCCAAGGCAGGCCGCTGGCTTCGCAGCTCACCTTGTCCGCTTCTGAAGGCAGCGGCGATGCATTGACGTGGGAATGAACCACATAGGCAATCTCACCCTTGTCTTCGGCGTCAGCCCAGTCTCCAGGCGAGATGTGGAAATTGTTGTCATCCTCGGCAATGTTCTTGCAAGGCACGTAGCGGCGCTTACCGTTGACGACGATAACAACACCGCAGCACTCGCGCGGAAACTCAGCCTTGGCGTGGGCAATGACGGCAGCGAGGACCGTCTTATTTAGCGTACAAGCCCGCATCCCGGGAAGCCTCCATAAGGAAGAATACCCGAGCCAAAACGCAGCTTGCAATCACTCAGGCGTTTGCCACATTTGTCGAGGGCGGGGTTGCCGGTAGCCTCACCGTTGTCCATGGCTACAGGCCCGCCAGCATAGGTGCAATTGGCTGAGCGATACACCCATGAGCAGCAGTTTTGAATCATCTGGCGGCGCGGGATTGCCGTACCGACAAGGTCGAGGGCAGATGCAAGCTCGAACTCGATGAAGCTGGGAGTCTCGTTCGACTTGCGATCAACGAACCAAACCTCATCAGGCAGCATCTGCATCGGGTCAGCTGTCGGGTTGCCACCCGGAAAGTTGTCCGAATCAAGGAAGCGAGCGAAGGTCCGCTTGCGCGTGACTTTTCTGCCAAGGAAGTAGTTGCACTCCCGAGCATAAGCTGCCATCTCGCCAAAGGCGTTTGACATCTTGGCAACTGGACGCGGCAGGCTGCCGGTACCGCTGCGCTCAAATCCAGTGATCTCGATCGGGAAGCGCTCGTAGATTTGCCCCTGCCAAACGACATTGCCTAGAAGCTCGTTGGTGCCTGCATGAAAACGGCGAACGCCTCTGCTGAATTTTGTCAGGTCGAGCGTGTAAAGCTCGATCAACGCGCTCGGCTGTAGCTTTTGAATTTCTGTGAAGACGGTGTCCATACCCCTCCCGGTTAGACTTCTGAAAATACCTGCTCAAAGGCAGCGCTCAGTTCAAACGCACCCGGGCCAACATAGTCGGCGTTCCATTCACGGCACACGTACAGGCCGAGAACCCCCATCGGGTCAGTCCAATAGAACGCTTCCGAGCCACCACGCGCATCCATGAATGCGAGCGCGGCCACGGCCACGTTTGATGCAAATTTCAATGTCCATTTTTTCGGCTTGTTATTCAAGCCAAGCGGAACACGGGTTTCATACCCATCCCCGAACTTTATCGGTAATACCGTTGGTTTACAACTGTAGGCAGCGCCGGCTGCCGGCTTATATGTGAAGGTTTGCGTGGGCATTTAATACTCCTATGCGTACAACATGCCGCCTGGGCGGCGCTGGGTTGCCATCTCTTCACGGACCACACCGCGCACGCGGTCAGCCATGCGGCCCCAGTCCTGCGGATTGCCCGTGGTCGTCGCTGTTCCATCGGAAGCCACGTTGATCGTGATGACCACGTTGTCGCCGCCGGAAGACTGACCACCTTGGCTACGAACACCAAGCCGGCCAGCCGAGTCGCGTGTCAGCGGCATGACAGCTTCAGGGCCAGCTTCACCCATCTGGCCGAACTTGCTGCCATTGGCAAACTTGAAGAAGGTTGGCTGGGAAACGATGCTGTTGGTGAAGGCGCCGCCATTAGCAAACTTCTGGGCCGTGCCCTCGAAGGCGCCGCCTTTGGCGAACAGGCTGCCCATCAAGCCGCCGGCTGCGCTGCCAAGTGCGTCACCTGCAGCACTCATGCCGCTGGCCACAACCTTCTGCATCTGGAACTTGATCAGGTTGGCGATCATGCTCTGGATGAGGTTGCTGAAACTCAACTTGCCGGTCATCACGAACTCGGTCAGCGCGTCGGTCATGCCGCTGGCCGCATCCTGGAAGAACTTCTTGGAGTTGGCTGCGGCGTTGTTGGCGGCTTCTTCGTATTCCTTGAAGGCGCTATCCATCCCCGACACCCACGAGCGGCTCTCAACCTTGTTACTCAGCGTCGCGTCGGACTTGCTGTTGATTGCCTTTTTCTCGGCGGTTGCCTTCTCAGGTGTGATCTCGTTGCGAGCAAGCCGAGTATCGACGTCGTCGATCTCACGAAGGCGTTCCTTCTCGATGCGCAGCTTGGCGACTTCGAAAGCCGTCTTGCCGTACATCGCCTTCTCTTCAGCCATATCCTCAAGGTGCCTGGCGCTCGTTTTTTGAATGTCGAGAATGGCGTTCTGCTCTGCCTTGATAATTCTGGTCAGTTCGAGCTTGCGCTGAGCCTCTTCGGCGGTGATCTCCAAGCCCTTTGAGCGCAGGTCGTTCCAAATCTTCTGAAGGCTCACAGCGTCACCACGTGCCGCAGCCTCGTTAAGATAACCCTCAAGTACCGACTGCTGGGTCAGCAGGGACTGCTTGTTGATCGACTCACGAGCGTAAGCTGCCTCGGTGGAATTGATCGACTGCTCAGCCAGCGCCTGCTCAACTGCGAGCATGTCGGTGTTCAACTTCAGCTTTTCGCGCTCCATCGACGACGACACATTGTCGTTGAACTTTGCGCGTTCATCCTTTTGTTCGAAACGGTCACCGCCCTTGGCTGCTTTGGCTGCAGTGGCAGCGGCATCCTTCTGAGCCTTAAGGAGTTCGGCCAGACTCTTCGTGCCGTTAGGAACCTTGGGGTCAAAGACAGGGTCTTCAGGCTTTTGGTCGTACCGAGCACGAATACCTTGGAGGTTGTCAAACGCAGCTTTCGTTTCAGCGTTTGCTTCTTTCAGCGCCTGAAGGGCGTTCCGCTTTCCTTCAAGTCCAATCGTGCCCCACTTAGCTGAAGGCTTCGCCAGCTTATCGATATCGATGTCACCCATGAGGTCTTGCATGGGGATGTCGTAATCTTTCGACAGCTTCTTCTGCATGCCGATGGTTTGACCGTTGGTCTGGTCGTACTTATCGCCTGCGTTTCGCACCACCGATTTGATGCCGGCCTTCGACATCTTGTCGAAGTCCTCGTTGGTGTCACGAAGCATCTTGGCGATGTCAGCAGCCGCGTTGGCTGCAGACACCTTGACCTTGTTCGCCGCTTCTTCAGAAGCATTGGCCCACGTGTACCACGCAACCCCGCCCGCGATCAGGGCACCGGAAATGGCACCGATAGGGCCGGCAATGCCGCCAAGCGCAGGGATCAACCAGGCGATGGCGCCGCCAATTGCCCGACCCGAGAAGGCGCCGACCATCGTGGTGCCGAGCATGGCGACCACGCCCGCGTTCTCTGCGGCCAACATGCCGAGATTTGCAATGCCACCGGCAATCATCGACAGGCCCGCTGCAAATCCCGGGTCGCTAACCAGCTCCTTCAGGGTGGAGAAGGTGCCGATCAACGGATGAAGCGCGTCCTGTCCAGCAACTGCGAACGCCGTGTCCCAAGCGCCCTTCAACTCCGCGAGTTGCTGCTGTGCTTCTTTCTGAAGATTCTTGTAGCCCTTGTCCAGCAGGCCGACTGAATCTTCGCTCTGCTTGGTAATTGCCTTTGGCAGGTTGGCCGTAGCCTCTGCGATCGCCTCATTGATTTGCTTACCCGACGACAGTGCCTCGCCGATGTCTTTCTTGTACTCGTTGAAGAGTGCGGAGAATGCCTTGCCGCCCTTGGACACAGGGACGAGAGTGCGGAGCACCGTGCCTTGATCCTCTTTCTTGAAGCTGAGGACGATCTTGAACAGGTCGGTAAGGACGACGTCGAGCTTTTTGTATTCTTGAGTATCTTTGTCGATTGACTCGTAACCAACCGTCTTACGCAGGTTCATTGAACCCTGTGACGATGGCGTATAGACCGATTCAAGGAACGAGCCGGTCATCGTGCCAGCCTTGGCGCCGACGATACCTGACTTGCCCAATTCCTTGACGACGTAAGCCGCGTCGGTCATCGACACGTTGTACTTCTCGGCAATACCTGTGACGTTCTGGAAAGACTTGGCAACGTCACCGAGGCTGGCCTTGGTTTCCTTAGCCACGTAGGCCATCAGGTCGCCGGCCTTCCTGAAGTTGGCAGCGTAGATTTCAGGGTCTTCGGAGTGCAGGCCGAACACTTCAAGCGAGTTGGCGAGACCTTCAGTGGCCTCCTTCATATCAACTTCGCCGAGGACTGACGCCTTGACTACCGTGTCCAAAATTTTGATGCCGGCAGCTGCGTCAACGCCGGTCTGTTGCAGCACGCGCAGGGCACGTGTGAGCTCGCTTGCACCGCGACCGGTATCTGCCGACACCGACAGGATGCCGCTTTGAATTGACGCCTTGTCAATGCTCGAACCAAGCGTTTCAACGAAGCGTGACTGGTAACTGAATGCCATGCCTTCCTGCATCGCTTTGCGAGCAGACGCCACCACGGCAAACGAGGCGACCATCTGCGGCACGTGCTGACCCCAAGACAACCACAGCTCACCAATACCCCGTGCGGCGCCACGCAGCAGCGCGTGGGTATCGGCGAGGTGTGGGTTAAGATCATTCTTGATCGAGCCGCCGAGCTGCTTGTGTTTGCTAATCAAGTCACCCAGCACAGGTGTCAGGCCAGCAACACCTCTACCGTAGCGCTTGATTGCTTCGTCCATTGTCAGCATTGATGCCGCATCGACCTTGTCGATGATGGCCTGACGACCGGAAGGTGTGGCGTGCAGGAAGTTGCCGTAGGTGCGTGCCGATGCAGCTGTCACCTTCTGGTTTTCAGACAACCCATCCAACGGAACCTTGACCTCGCGCAGCTTGCGCTTGAACTGGTCAAGACGGTTGATGTTGTCAACCAGATAGGCATTGGTGCCGAGCATGGCCTTGGCCGCAGCGACACCGTACTGTTCGACAGCGATCTTGGCAGCGTAAATGGACTTGCCCTGATCGTTATAAATCTGTGCAGCTTCAGAGATTTTGGAGCTGTTGAACAGCACCTTGAACTGCTGCGTGTCAAGCGTCATCGACCGGCGACCGTCAGCCACATCGACAGTACGTTCGGCCTTTTGACGAGCAGCGTTGGCTGTCCGCATGTCAGCGATTAGCTGTGCGGTAGATGCCTCAACACCAGATACGATTGCCTTGTTACGGGCAAGCAATCGCGCCTTGACGTTCTGGGCAATTGAGTCCTTTTGCAGGGCGTCCTGATTCTCTGCAATCCACTGGACGGCAATCGAATTGGCCTCGGCCTTTTGGCGAGCAGCATTGGCCGTCCGCATTTCGGCGACAAGCGATGTCGTCGAGGAATTGACCGTATCAAGCAACGCCTGGTTGCGTGACGCAAGTGCGATCTTGGCCTTCTGGGTGTCGAGTTGGCGCTGAGCCTTGGCCGCGTATGTGCCATCGACCACCTTATCGCCGTAGGTGCTGCGGGCTGTTTCTTCACCGCCATGGGTGCTGACCATCCGCTGCGCTTCTTGCGACATGCGAACGATCTTGTTCAGAGAAGTCGAAGTGTTCTGCTCAAGGGCGGCAAGCACCTGATTCGACTTGTTGAAGTTTGAAGTGGTCCAGCCCGCCTCAAGTGCAAAGGCGGATTCCATGCCTAGCTTCTTCAGGCGTGCCTGAAAAGCTGCGATTGTCTCTTCCTTGATACCAAGGTCTTTGAGCGCATCAAACGAGCCGGACATGCTGCCGGCGCCTGCCGACTGGCCGACCTTGATCGCGTTGGCGATCTTGGCACTGCCGCTTGCCATCAATGCAGCGATCTGTGCATTCTGCGTGTCGACGGTCTTGCGCAGATCAGCGAACTCTTTCTTCGCCGCCTCTGAGATGCCTTTGACAGGGTTCATCCCCTGCGCATCAATGTGCTTAATGTTCAGGCTGTAGCCAGCCACGAACTGCTTGAGATGGTTTAGATCACCCTCGGCGGCTTTCACCGCCGAGCTGATCGACTGAACTGCTCTGGGCGGTTGAGCTGAAGAGGTGTCTGAAGTACCCAACTTAGCCAAACTCAGTTCAAGTTCGGCGATTCGTTGTAGTGCTACGTCAGTTTTGATCTCTACGGACAGTGTTGCTGCGGTCATATCTTCAGTCCCTATTGTTCATTTGACGTAGTGCTTCAGATTCCAAAACTCTCAATGCGTCGAAGACGTCCTCTTTCTCTTTCTTCTTCACGACCCCGAATATGTCAAAGACAATAAGGATCGACGAGTAGTTGAGACCAACAGGACCTCCAGGACCTACCACCCACTGCGTTCCCAGCCTCTTGAAAATCTGGAACGGCATCCAGTTCTCAGGCCAGATTTCTGTGTCACTCATGTCGGCAATGTCCTCAAGGGCAAAGCCGAGCATGTCCAACTCGTCCTGTGACGGCCCGGACTCGTACATCCGGGCAGCCACGTCTGTTAGTTTTTTGAGCGACCTTCCAACAGGGCACGATTGTACGCTGCGAAAATTGCTGCTGCTGCGCCTGGGTAGTTGTCGAGCAGGTTGCCGAGGGCTTCCACGCTGAACTTTTCATCCACACCAGACCAACCCTCGACCAGCTCGGAAAGGGCATCGACGTCGTCGCGGACCACTTCCTCATTGCTCAGCGTGTCAAAGAATTCTTTCAGGGCCTTGCGACCTTTGTGCTTGAAGACGAAGTTGATTTTGCCTTCACCTTCAGTCGTCGGGATTGATACTTCAGACTTGAACGTCGGTTTCGGTTGCAATACAAACATGATTCCACCTCATGGTTCCCACTTCAAAATAATGATCCGCTGACCCGCATGTGAAGTGGGAGGGCATGCACGGGTCACCCCGTTGGTCAGCGGAAACTTGCGACTCCACCAACTAGACAGTTGGCGGAGTTTTGTCAGGATTACGCTGAGTAGCGAATCGGGTCAGCAGCGTAGGACAAGCTGATGCTTGAGCCGAGCGCTTCGTTCTTGCCGATGGTCGGAACCTTCTGCAGGGACCAGTAGGCGTTTGCAGCCAGCTTGGAACCGTTCGGGAAAACCATCAACAGGCCGTAAGGCGTGCTGTTGTCAGAAGCGGTGGTGACGTCGCCGTACCAGGCCAAGTTCGGATCGTCATAGACGCCGATGTTCATGGTCACAGCCGAGCGAACGGTCGGTACCTGCTTGGTGGTCTTGTCGGACAGGGAGGTGATGTCAGCAAACTGCTGATCGCCGCCGGAAGCAGACAAGTCCTTGAGCTGGGACAACTGGGTCCAGACGGTAATACGACGAATCGTACCGGTGCCGGTGCCAGAAGGGTACTTGACCGTGTTTACGGTATTGACTGCTTCGAGCGTGACGTCATTGGTGGCGACAGTTTTGACGCGCACAACACGGCTGTTGAGCAAGTCCCAGCCAGAGGTCAGTTCGAGGTAATCACCAACTACGACACCGTGACCGGCACCAAGCGTGGCGACTGCTTCAACAGCATTGGTAAGGGCAGTCATATTCACCGCGACGCCATAGGTCTTGGCGATCGAGATGGAAGTGCCTGTAGAAATAGTAATAGCCATGAGGATTCTCCTGATAAATCCGAGGAGGCTCATGGCTTAGGTGTGTCACTGACTCATGTCAGTGAGAGACCCGCCGCGTGCTCGGTGGCGACTGCGGTTTGTTGATTAAGGCTTTTGTGCTTTAAGCCACTCTTCCCATGCGCTGATCGCGCCCTTGGCAAGGCGGATGAGTGACTCGTGAAGTTTGATGCTGGTGACAGTCAAGACAATCCCCGATAGTTAGATTTCATGAAGCGATCCTAACATATAGGTTTTACCTATGCAACCATCAGAATTTTGAATAGAAACTGAACGGCACGTCGATGTCATGAGAGACCCAGCCCGACACGCTTTTCTTCTTCCCGGGCGTAGGCACGCCTGCACTGACACCGCCAAGAATCTTGAACTTCATCATGGTTTTAATGATGTCAAAAATCGCCAGCGTGGTGCGAACCCCGGTGCCTTCTTTGACGAACAGCCTGAAATTGACCTCGCCGAATGTCTGGTCACCAGGCAGCACGGTCATGTCGTTCATGTCCATGTCGATGTCCGATTGGATCGAGTCGGTGAATTCAATGGTCACCTTCATAAATGAATCACCGACCGTGTCGGGATCAACGCTCAACGTGTTCTCGTAAAACACCTTCAGGTCTGGCAGCGCAGCTGAAAGCGAGGTGTTGATGTGTGCGACAAGAGTGTCCCGCGCACTGACATAAGTGGTCATACTCCGAGACTCCTAAGTAGCTTCAATTCAGCAGAACCGATCGTTCTGAAACGACGGTTGGCGTGTTCCATTGTGCGCTCAACAAGCCTCTCTGAGCCAGTGTTCAGCGGACGGAATTTAATCAGGCCTTCTTCGATCATCATCGCATAAGGCTCGTCGTGTGTCGCGCTGTTGCTGAGGAAGATCGATTCACCAAGCGGCACCCTGCCCCACTTGGCGTAGGCACGCGCATGGTCCATAGGTTCAGTGCTGCCGCGCGCAAAGGGTGTCATGCTTGGAAACTCTGCCTCTGGGTAGAGGCCTTTCTCCAATGTGTAGTCAATTTTTCCGTACCCGACGCGCCACGATGCGACAAAGTCACCGCTGTACTGCGGGCTTTCTTTCAGCAGGTTGTCGAACGCTACCTTGGCAATGCCGGTAGCCGCGTCCTCGGCAGCCCGCTTGGCCTGCATCAAGAACTCGGCAACCGCACTTTTGAACTCGGCAGTTTGCTTAACTACGACGGACATGGACGCTCCAATGCGTACCCTCGTCAATTGCAGAAAGAACACTCCACGCCCCATCGGAAAGTGCCAGATTGTCGGAAGGCTTTGGCACTGCCGACTTCAACATGAACACCTGCTGATCGCCGCGCTCGTAGTTTCTCGAACCATGCGTTAGGTAGTGGAAATGTTCCTGCCACTTGACTCGCATGATTTTGACCAACGACTGGTTCATTGTGTAGCTGTCGGAGACAGGAACGTAGGTCTTCTCACTGAACTGGATGGTCTCGAATACAGGGTCATCGAGAACATTAGCCAAGGCAATTCGCAGGCCGGACGTCGAGACGTAGGATTCCTTGATGATGTACCAATTGCCGAACAGGCTGACCAGTGAATTTGCAGGTGCTGATTCGGCGCCGGCCATGAACAACTGATACTGCGGCGGGTACTTGCTGGAGTCAGCAGACTCAGGTAGGTATCGGCTGAACAGCATTGCTGCGTATGCAGTGGTCGGCAGCACGTTGGCAAGGGCATCTGCAATGCTGGTCATGCTGGCGATAGCGTCAGCCCCCTGGATCACGTAATTGCGGCGGATCACCTTGCCCTTCCAGAAGTCAGGCGTGCCTGTTCCAATCAGGTACGGCTCACCATCAATTATGGTGACGCCCCGTGGCGGCATGACGACATCTGGTGCGGTGGATAGCGAGCGCTTCTTGACGGCCACGCCGTCGATCTTGAACAACTCCAAGGGTGCGAGCTGGCAATTGAACGATGACTCCTCATCCCCGTAGGGATCAAGGGCCACCGTGTTGTCGAACTTCTTGGCGATGTTTGAGAGTTTCATGTGCCGGCAATCGGATCAGATGACGGTGAAATCACACCAAAGAAGGTGCGCGGTGTCTTCGCTGTGGTGCTCGAATTCAACGTGTCGAGTGATTGAATCAGGTAGTTGCGAACTCGGCTGTACTCCTTGCCGACAGACACGATCGTGTCCTTGTAGGCATTGTCGAAGCGCGTGCCGCTGGCCTTGCTGTCAGTCTCCTGCTTGGCCGCAAAGAGCGGGAGCGTGGTGGTGAGCTGCTTGGCGAGGGCAAAGGTTGCGAACATTGATGCCGCGTTCAGGAAGCGCGATTGCGCCGCAGTCGGGGTGTCAATGTCAGCGGTCGTGATGAAGGTGGCCGGCAGGTTGATATTGACCTCCTCCAGCTCCATCGTCAGGTAATTGTCGTAGATGGCAAGTGCGAGTGTCGAATCTTCGAGGTCGTCAGAAGACACCCCAAGGGCTGCACGCACATCGTCATAGGTGGTGTAGGTGGTGATCACGGCTTGACTTCCAGCAGCTTGGCGTCAATCTGAGCCTGCAGCCAAGGGTGCAGTTCAACTGACTGATACTCGGCGCCGATACTCACGGCGGTGATCTGGTCGATGAACGGTGGGTACTTCGCCCGAACGATTACTTCAACAGGCTTCACGAGCTTGGGTTGTTTTGCAGCAGACATGTATCTCTCCCCTCATGGTAAAACGGCCCCGGTTAAGGGGCCGTTTGTTATGCTCAGGCGCTATTAGGCGTAGGTCATAACTTCGAACGCATCCGTGAAGAGGCGGCGGCAGATCGTACCGAAGTCGAAGCGCATTGCTGAGCCGCGACGCAGAACGAAATCTTCCTGAGCCTGATACGAAGCGTTGGTGCTGTTCACGCGCTGGATGCCGTAACGTGCATCGATACCCATGATGGTCTTGGCAGGCCAACCCACAGACGGGTCAACGATGAAGATCGGCAGGTCAGCGTTCCAGGTCGGGTTCTTGACCGAAACGTTTGCATCGATACGCGGGCTGTTCGGGTTATCACCCTGAATGGTCGGCTTGTTGGCGCGGCCTTCAAGTGCCATGGCACCGGCAATGTCGGTAACCAAGTGGGTGATGCGACGCTTCTTGCTGTTCTGGTACAGCCACAGCATCCAAGCCTTCTGGGTGATACCTGCAGTTGCAGCAGCATCCAGTGACAGCGCGGTGGTGACTTTGCCAAGTGAGGCAAGGGAACCCTGACCAGCATCGAGGTCGCCGTTCAGCAAGAACATCAGGTTCTGGTTAGCACGCTCGTTGCGCTCAACTGCAACTTGACGGGCGATAGCCAGAGACAACAGGTCCAGATTGACGTACTTGGTTGCCTGCTCAGACCACTCGATACCCAGCGAATACGTCGGGATGCGGATGGACTTTTCAGCGGTCGTCACGGACATCATGTTGGTTGGCTTAGCCAACTGGGAGATGACTTGCGAACGGGCAGCTTCAGGGCCGGCGAAGTTGATTTCAGGCCACAGGAGCCATTCATCAGCGATGGTGTCGTCTTGAGCAACCATGCTGTCGAACTCGTTGGCGTTCATGTCCAGATCGGACAAGAGCTTGTCTTCAACCAGTGCGCCGATTGCCGGCATCAACAGAACGCGGCCTTGGGTGCTCGGGTTACGAACAATTGCGCCGGCTTCCATGGTCGGGCGACCATTGATGATTGCATCGAGCGAGGATGCCTTCATGCCGTACTTTTTCTGCGGCTGAAGCACGATGCCTTCAGATGCGCAAAGCTGGGAGAAAGCGTCGCCGAACTTCTCGGCATTCGTCGGCAGCGTCGAATTGACGTAGTCGCGAACAGACTGGCTGTTCTCTTTTGCAGCACGGACAGTGTCCATGCTTACTTCAAATTGCTGGTTACCACCAGCGGCATCAATAAATGTGGCCATCTTGATTCTCCTTATTTGACACGTTCGATGGTGGCGTACTGGCCAACCGCAGTGGTGCCCTCAAGGGAGACGACACGCCAATTGTGCATTGCTACTGCCTGGCTGGTTGCCTTGCAGACCTTCGGGCATTGCGCGGTGAGCGCGGTGCCTTTGACGACTGCAGAGCCGGCAACAACATAGTCGCCAACAGCAATCACGCCAACGCCCGGGGTGCCTTGCAGGCCGTCGAGAATGACGCGCTTGCGACCATCATTGACCACAGAGCCAATCGAGAAATCATCAGCGGTATAGCCTTCAACCGAAGAGATGAAGCCTTCAAGTGCATCACCGGCAGCGCACAAGTTGTACAGGCTGTCGCCGATCAACTTGACTGCTTTGCCGATTTCCACATCAGTGACGTAGTTGGCGGAGCCGGAGGCTACACCAAGGCGGGCGGTAATCGGCTCAACGCCGATGATTTCCTTCATTTGAAACTTAGCCATTGGTGGCCTCCTTGCTTACTTGTTAAAACGAACCGCATTGACGCGGGCGGTATGACGGGGGTCAATCTGAACATCTTGCGGCTGATGCGTTGCTTCAGTGCTCATTACAGCAGCAACACCACCGGCCTTAAACTTGGCGGTGAATTGCTCGCTAAGGCGTGCATGCTCAGCAAGAATCTGAGCTGCATTATTGCCATCAGCTTTGTAGGTCGGGCCATTCAGAGCAATCGACATATTGCTTACCGACTGCGCTGCGATCTGCATGAGCGGGCCTTGCGACGCACTGGCTTCGGCACCGGCTTCTTCCAGCTTGGCGATCTTGAGGTGAGCCTGAAGCAGGTCAGCATCTTTCTCTTTTAGCTGGGCAGACAACAACTGCACAGTAGCTGCGGTTTTGTCATCATTACCGGTGTCGGCTGCAGGTGCGTTACCTTCAGGTTGATCGGTTACACCATCGCCGTTCGGGAGAGCGGCGTCGGTAACAGCGAGTGCTTCAGCATCAACAACGACGTCTGAAACAACGACAGGTTGAGCCGCAGCATCAATCACTGCGCCAGATGCGAGAGCTGCGATGTCTTGAGCGGTCAAAGCCTTCTTGGCCATATTTGTATCTCCTGAGAGTGTGATCGAGGTCTCCCCCGATAGACGGAGACTATTCTTTCCGCGATTGTCCATAGAATTTCTTGATGGGTCAATAGCTTTTTCTTTAAGCGAGCCCATTACTTGATCAAATGTGCTAATAGAGTCGACCAATCCGGCATCAACGGCAGACTGCCCGATGAACTCGCGCCCCTGTGCCATCGTGTTGTCAGCGTACTCGTAAGACTTCCCGCGCATCTCTGCAACATGATCAACAAAGATTCCGTAAGCGGCGTCGACCACTTGCTGAATCTGAGCCTTGCCTTCAGCCGTCAGCTTTTCAACTGAGTTCGCAAGGGCTTTGAACTTGCCGGCACGAACCACGGTGACGCCGATGCCAGCATCCTTCAGGGCCTGACTTTTCTCCATGTGGGTGCTGATCACACCGATCGAGCCTGAAACAGCCGTCTTGCCTGAATACACGTTGCCGGCAGATGAGCCTAGCCAGTACGCTGCTGATGCCATTGTGCCGTCAGTGAACGCTGTTACCGGCTTGACCTGATTATGGATCAAGCGAATCAGTTTGGCCGTATCTTCACAACCAGATACAGCGCCACCGCCAGAGTCGATGTCCAAGAGAATCTGTTTGACGCTTGCGTCATTTGCGGCAGCCAACATTGCGTCCCGAATCTCAGGGTAGCCGGTCATGCCAAACATTTCGTTCCAGAAACCTTCGTCGTTGTTCAGGCTACCTTTGATAGACACCACCGCAACACCGTCACTGATCTCAAGCAGGCGAGGATTGTCGTCGTCTTCTTCCTGTTCCTGATAGTTGCCAGCGGACAGGCGAGCGGAGATGCCCTCGTTTGCTTCGAGCGCAGCAGAGAGGCTTTCCTCAGTGCCAGCCCAGATTTTCTCTTGGTTGATTTTCATTGCTGTTCCTTAAAGTGGTGAGATGACATTCATGGTAGCAACTTCACCGCTGCCGCTCCAACCAGGCATGACAACTTGGGCCTGTAGTTTATATACGCCGGGGATATCGAGATCGCCGGCTTGAGTAACGTGCTTGAGTCCCTGCACACCGTCAATGTTGGCGAGCCATAGGACGCGCCGACCATCGGGCTTCTTCACTGCGATCTGCATCGCTGTGGCCGTCACAATTGAAATGCCGCAATCAAGCACGATCTCGGTGCCGACATCTCCAACGAATACTGATGCCATCATGAGGCTCCTGTCTGTGCTGTTAGTTTTAGTGGCCGCATGTTGTCATCTCAGCCTATCAGATAGGGCCAAGTATAGCGGATGTCAGAATTTTTCGCCGCATCATGGTTGACTTCACCCGCCCGCGTGTAGTAAATGTCGAAAAGTTAACGTCACTTACGGTAATTGGCGACCGTGCTTGGGTGCGCGAAGTGATCGGCGCAAGGTTCATGAAGCGCGTTCCCATCTTCGACTTCATGACGGCCCGAATCTTCGGCGTCACAGACTGCAACTCGAAGCCGGTGATCGAGAATGTTCCGGCCTGAAGGTTCAGGGTCTTACCCTTGACCGTTCCTACAGACATTCCTGTGACAATGATCGCGCCGTTTTCAGCAAACAGGATCGGTGCAGTAACCTGCGAATTGAGCATCACAGCAGAAGGTGCAGTGACCGCAATCCCGGCTGGGAGGGCTGCGAGATTTCGCACACGAACAGTCAAGCTGCCTACACCTGTCACGCTCAGGGCTGCAGGGGATGCTGACATTCCTGAGCCGCGAAGTCCCGTGCTCAACAAGCCAGAGACAATGTGCGTGCCTGGTTCTGCAATCAGCGTTAGGTTCGGTGCCGTGCCTGTGCTTGGCACACCGGTAACTGCAAATGCACCACATACGGCATTTGCTTTGAGCGCCTTGGCAAGGGTTGCACTGTTTCCAAGCAATGCGAATGCACCTGTGCCCGCACTCAGGTTGAATGCAAGATCGCCCTGATACATTGAAGCATCAAGGCCTGAGACCGTAATGCTGGACGTTTGAGCTGTCAGACCGCGAGTGTAGTTACCCGAAACCGAGAAGTTTGAAATGCCAAACACGCTCGGGAATGCGGTGACACCTTTGACCAAATACAGGAACGGTGCAGACGGCACCGCACTAAATACGGCGCTGCCAGCAATCATTGATTTGCCGGTGAGCAGAGCTGCAGCAGGTGTCAACAATACGAACGACGCCGGCAATGCGTTCAGGTTTCTGACCCGACTGAATGTAGCCGGGGCGCCAATTACCGCAAGACCACCTTGGAACGCGATCATGTTGACTACATACTCACCCGTGCTCGGGAAGCCCTGTATGTCGAACACACCTGTCTGCGTCAGGCCGGCAACACTTGTGCTATTCGATGACGTGCCACCAAACAACGACAGCGTGGCTGTGTCGGCCAACATGCAGTAGCTTCGATCGATGATCGGGTTCTGATACGCCGATGAGAATGCGCCGGCCTGTGCTTGCAGCGCCAAAGCCCTCGGTGTTGTTGCAGGCGCACCTGACAACGTGAGACTGCCTGTTGCAGACGAAAGCTGCAGGGCACGACTATATTGCGACTGCTGACCCACCTGAGCAAATGCACCTGTGCTCGCACTAAGCTGAGTGCCTCGCGGCATTGACGCTGCCACACCAGAAATAGCGAAAGTCGCAGGTGATGCGCTGAGCAATCTTGTGCGAATGTCCGTGCTTGGACTGCCGGTGGCAACGAACGACCCGGTCGCCGCATACATGCTCGATGGGACACCCATCGTGGCTTGAGTTCCAGCGAGAGAAAACGACGCCGGCTCAGCGATAAATTTGTAAGCAGCCGCCAGTGTGCTTGGCGCACCGGTTACGGTGAATACACCTTGCCCGATGAGAATGCCTGATGACTGCGTGGTCAGCTTGCCGGTGAGTGCGAATGATCCGATTTCAACGGTAGCAAATAATCTTGACCGAGCAAGTGTCGCCGACTGACCAGTAACAACAAGTGAAGTTTTGGCAGCAACTAAAGTACGTGTGGCTGGCGGCAGGCTGGTGAAAAAGAAATTGCCAAATGCAGTTTCTTCGACTGTATCTTCATTGCCAAATGCAATACTCGACGTTATCGGCGACAGTCCGTTGCGACGACGACGACGGGCGCTCGTGACAGCCGAGGTGCCGGCATACGAGCCGTGCCCAAGTGAGCCTTGGCCTGACAGGTAGAGGCCTGCTCTGGCTGACTTCTTTGAGCCGAGCGAATCGGTGATTATGACTTCAAATATATTGCCGTTATCGCCGGCGACAATCGTGGGTGTTGTGTAGCTGGAGCTGGTTGCCCCTGAAATATTTGCGCCGTTCAGTTTCCACTGATAGGCCATCCCTGTGCCGCCGTTGTTTGTGGCTGCACACGAAAAGGTTGCTGTTTGACCAATAGCCTTGGTTTGCTGTTCTGGTTCCGAAGTAAATGACGGTGCCGCAAGACCTGTTCCGCCAAGGATCAGCGCAACAGACGGCCCGCCATTAAGGTCACTGTTTTCAAATGTTGGGGTGTAGGTACCGGGCGTTACAGACTTTACTGCAACCAATACGCGGTTGTATGAAAGTGACGCTGCAAACAACTCCGTATAGCCTGCAGACGCAGTTACTATTTGGCTTTCCTGATCTACGGTCGCAACAATTAACGTGCCGCCATTCAGATTCGAAGACGTGATGGAGGGTAGGGTTACTGTGCCGTCGACTGCAGCGCTCCACACGTGAGAAAGGGGTGACCCGTC